TCATTCCAGTCTGATGAACTCAAGGCCATCCCACTTGCACACCGGATCGGGTTTGCACATGATGACAAAGCCCTCAATGTCGCCATCACCACCACATGATTGCACCTCATACCCATAGTCGCCAACTTGGACAATCATTGGCGCGGAGGGGTTGATATGTTGGCTTGTGTCTTGTCCTTCCAGCGTGTCAAGCGTCCATTTTTTCAGAACGTCCTGCATCGTTTCCATAACGAAATTCATTGATTGAGATTTGAGATTCATGTCTTTTTCCTGAGTTGAAATTTCATTGCCTGGATGCTCCCGTGAGCTTGTCGAATTATTTGGCTTCCATATTGCTTTTGAGATGGCGGCACGGGCTTTAACAAGAGGCAAATAGGTGTCACTGACGCCACCCTCAATTCCCGCCACTAGGAGTTCAAGTGCCTGCAGCAAGTCGGGCGCTGCCGCGATCAGGTTGGCATTTATTTCTGACTGCCTATCAACAGCATGATCAAAGCCAAACACATGAGCAACAAACGTGTCTCCATCGTCCGTGACGTGCCAATTATGATCAATGCCCATAGACGGCGGTAAAACGATCCAGGGCCCAGCGGTATGTCTAGTTCGCATGCTTTCTTCCTCGTGCGATCTGGAGCGCCAATGCGGCCTCCCCAAGCTGGAAACACTCTTTGACTGCCGCCGCTCTTCGTGTGTCCAGATAGTCGGCCAAGTCCTGCAAGTGCACACCCTTGGCACATTTCTGTGAGCCCTCGATTCGCACAAGCGGAATCTTGATTTCACCAGCACTGACCTTGCGCACAAACTTGGCGCTGTCCAGGTGGGGGAAATAGTCCTTGCAAACCACATCAACCGGGATGACGGCCTTGGCGTTGTACTGGGCCATCAGTAAAAAAGTGGTGTTCATGATGCGCCTCCCCATGCAGAAACCAATGCGCTTGAATCGAATCTTGGTTTGACGCCATGCGCCCGGGCTCCAAAGACTCCATCAAAATTCCCGGATGACTGGAATAGGCCGCGCCGCTGATGAACTGATCGCCCCCATGCATCCCGGCTCAACAGATTCACCAGCCGCCCACGCTTGACGTTGTTGTAAACCTGATCGCGCGTGAAGCCCTCTTCAAGGATTTCAGCCATGGTGCGTGGCGTCTCGCAAAAATTAAAAATGCTCATGCTTCCCCCATCGTTGCTTTGGCTATGAGTGCGCGAATCTGCTCAGCTACTTGAGCCACCCGTCCAGTTTTATAGGCCGGGTCAGACTGGGCATCTTCAACAAATGGCAATGCCGTGCAAAGCATTTCAAGCAATTCCGGAGCGCAGGAAATCAATCTTGAATTTGCCTCGTCCTCTCCACCCAGTGTCAAATAGACAGCCGCAATGTCTTTTATGTTTCCGCAATAGTCATCGGCCTTTTGAACAATATCGCCGCACCCAAGATGAAACCATGGCCCTGGTGTGTATTTGCTCATGTCGCCATCCCCATTTGCTCAAGTGCCGCGCGAAGACCGGCCAGCCCGCCGACATGCTGAGAATCAATCCAGATTTGCGGCATTTGTCGGATGCTGGGGTATTTGATTTCAAAGTTGCGTCGCATCTCTGAATCGTCCATGCTGTATTCAGTGAATTCAAAGGCATGTCGTTTGATCAATTGCTTTGCAAAAACGCAGTTTTGGCAATTGGATTTTGTGTAAATGACAATCTTCATTTTTTCAATCGCTCCAATACGGCATTCAGCTCTTTTGAATAAAGGCCACCATAAACCGGAGGCGGGACACCAGCGGCAAGTGCAATGGCTTTCAATTGCATGGTCGCCTCGCTACTGGCGGCACTGACCTTGGCCTTTTCAAGCTCTTCTTTTGCCTGCTCAAGACCAATGGCGGCGCGTTTGGTTTTTTCAACTTCGTCCGCGCTGGCAAGTTGCTTGATTTCTCCCTTTCTCCGGTCTGATTCGGTCAACCACTTGGAACCATAGCGGGCCACCATGATCAAGCCGCCGGCCCACGCAAAAGGCACAGCAATGTGACTGATGGCGATGGTGGCGTAATGGATGCAAATCCATGTGATGCCAGCAACACCAGCCGTGTCGGCCACCGATTTCACGGTGTCCAAAATCATCTTCAATTCTTCGGGGCTCATGGTCATCCCTTCACGTTGGAATCATGTTTCGCGGCCATCCACGCACCAAACGCCAGCGTGTAGCCATTCAGGTATTTGGGGAAATCCGGGTCTTCATAGCCTGGGATGCTTTCGGCCTGGAATCCATCGCCAAGCCACCATGCGTCATACCAAGCCTTGAATTTCGCGGACTCAGCGGGGAAGCGATAGGACTTGGGCTCCAACAGATCCAGCGCAATCTGGCGCAAGATGTTGAAACGGCCCTCTAGCTCCACGCCTTGCTCATTCGCAAAGCGATCTTCAAGCATGGCCTCAAGGCGTTTTTCGGCGTCCGTGCGCTTGTTTCGATTCAGCAATGCGCGGGTGTCTTCTTCGCTTGCATAGGGGTCATTTTTGGTGGTCATATCGGTCTCCGATTGAAAAAGTTTGTGAAGTCGTTTCGCCGCCTCGATCTGCTCAGGCGTCATGTGGTCGTGCTGCCCAAGGCCCAGCATTGGCCGCAAGGGCTGGCCCACTGGTGAACTGCCGCCCTGGTGATGCCATAGTGCCAAGCAAATAGCCGCAAACACCTCTGGGTTAAGTGATTGCATGGTCACAGCTCAGCCTCTGTTTTTGCGCTGGTGTAGTGCGGGATGTAGCCACCCTGCACGTGATAGGTCTGATCGCATTTGGGGCACGTTGTTGACCCGGTGCCCTCAAGCCACGGCAAGCGGTACAGGTCGCCCGGGTCTTGCAACATTTCGTCATCAGTCATGGCGTGTCCGCAATGCGGGCATGTCGGTTTTCTGGTTTGAAAAGTCTTGTGTTCGCTCATGTCATTGCATCCTTGAAATCGGCACATGCACACATGCCTTGCTTTGGTGGTTTTGGACGTTGACCAGCGGGACAACATTCCAAGTGGTTTGGTCTGGGTGGTCGATCCAGCGTTTGCAGTTACGGCACCGCTCGGATGGATCAACGGGCTTGCATCGGTTGTAGGCGGCTGGCATGGGCGTCATGGCCTTACCTCCGCTGTACTGGCGCACCTCAGCCGCACATGTGCGGGCGGGTTTCCTCCCCACATTTGCATCAGCTTTGCGCAATCGCTTTTCGGTGCACCGCGCGGAATCAGCGAGACGGCCACAGCGCACACGCCAGCCATAGCCAAAAACATCAGCATGGCCCGCGCAAGGTGTTTCAGGTATGCGCGGGATGTGACAGCGGCCACTGGCGTTTTGGGCTGGCTGACCTTGTACTGGCGCTTGACCTTGGCAACCTTCGCGCCGCCCGGATGACCCGGGCATTGCGTGTCAGCGCATCCAGGCATAGAGTGGCATGCACCACCAGCCGGACAGCCTGGGCCTTGCTCACACTTTCCGGCTGGATTGCAACAGCTCCAATCGTTCATACAGCCTCCATCACGCATTCGATAAACGCTTGCGCGGCTTTGGCATTGATCGCATTTCCGTAGGCACGCAAGCGTCCCACTCTTTGGGGAGACCCATGAGCCATCGGGAATGTTCCGGGCTCAACTGGCCTCCACTTTCCATCTGTGCACAAGAGCCAGTCAGCATTTCTCCAAATGCCGTTAGTCGGCACGGCGTTGCCATCGATGCCATTTGAGAAAGTGGAATTCCAGAGTCTTGCGGCCTTGGAGGAAGCCCCCCCCGGCTGGCGTCTGTTGCCGTTGCTGTCGGCCATCCCGCCAGCCACACCGCTCGGCCTAGAAGAGCATTGATTGGCACGTTTTCGCAAAATGCCCCGTCTTTCCAGTCTCTGGTTGTTGGCGTTGCCCACCCAATAAATCCTGTCTCGGATGTGCGGCGCACCGATGCCCGCAGACGGAAACGGTATCGCCCCGAAGGCGTAACCCATGGCTTCCATGTCAGTGTGTACAAGGTCGATCCAAGGCTCAGCGTCTTTGCTTGCAACTTGCTCTCCAATGACCGTTGCAGGGTTGCGCTCCTGGATGAGGTGGAAAAATGACGGCCATAGGTGCCGCTCGTCATTAAACCCAGCTCTTTGGCCTGACGAGCTGAAAGGTTGGCAAGGACAGGAACCTGTCCAAACAGGTCTATCGTCTGGCCACCCAGCCAGTCTGAGCGCATAAGACCAGACGCCAATACCGGCAAAAAAGTGGCATTGTTTGAATTCTCGCAAGTCGTCTGGATGGACATCTTCAATGCTCCTTTCATCAACACATCCATCAGCAATGTGACCCGCCGAAATCAAATTCCTGAGCCAGCTTGCCGCATGCCCATTGATTTCGTTGTAGTAAACACTCATGCCCCAGTGCTCCCAAATCCGCCTTCACCGCGCTCGGTCTCGCCAAGCTCTTCGGCCAGCTCAAAGTGCACGTAAGGCGCGAGGATGATCATGGCCTGGGCCACTCGATCACCCGGCTTGATCTGGATGGGCCTGTAATCCTGGCTGGCGTCCATGGTCAGCTTGACCTGCGCCGTGCCGCGATAGTCGCTGTCGATCACGCCCACGCAATTGCTCAGGCGAATGGCGTTTTTGAAGCCGTGGCCGCTTCGGCTGAAAATCAGCATCACATGGCCCACCGGGATTTCAAATGCCAAGCCCACATTGCACAGCACGGGCGCACCGCACAGCACGTTGACAGGATCGGTGCCGCCATTGACTTCAACAGCGGTCAAGTCAAAGCACCCAGCGCCGCCCGATCCGTAGATGGGCAACACAGCGTCAGGGTGGGTTTTTTGTGTTTTGATGAACATGGTTTTCCTCAAAGGTCGATGATTTCAACGTCATGGGGCTGTGTGCGGCCCCGCAAAATTTCGTGCAAGCGCCTTTCTGTGAGCCGGTGAGCCCTGACCACCACCCGCGCGGGCAATGTCTCCAAAACGGTCTGGTAGTCCTCCAAAATCCCGCGAATGGCGACGATCCCCCGGGCGTCCAGGCGAATGTGCTTGCCGTCAAGGTTTCGTTTTCCAGCCATTGCCAGCGCCGCAATCGCATCCGACAGCAAGCCTTGCGAATCCTGGATTTGCACCAGATCGCCATCGCAGTCGGGCCAGTGCCCGCCATTGGTGGTAATCAGGGTCTCCATCAGGTTCACGGCATCACTGCAAACGCGCCAGTCATCCTTTGTTGGCTCTGGCGCACGTTCGATGGCCGTCAGGCCGCTCCACATGAGCGTGAGCTGGTAAGACCGGCGCGACAGCGACATTGGCTCTGTCGGGCTTTCGTTCAATTCGCTCAACACGCTGTAGGTGCAGGGCGGCATGCTCGATTGCTTGCGTTTTCTGGCATAGGCCGATTGCTTGCGCATTACGTGCCCCGGCTCAAGTCGTGTTTGAACGGAGTGCCCACGCACTGGGCGCGAATTCCGCGCGGCGGCACCTGCTTGCCGTTGACCAGGCTGGGCAACTCATAGGCCCGATACCGCTCAGCGGGCAAGGGCAGGCGTTGAAGCTCGGCACCGTCATACGCTGGGCGCGTCATCACATCGCCATCGCCTCCAATGCGGGCTTTCACCTTGCCGGTGTTGCCGTTGGGGTCGCGGCCCCACATGTAGAGACAAGCGCGGCCCTTGCGGCCAGCCGCATAGACCCGTTGCTGGGCTATCAAAGCATGGATGGCGCGAGACACATAAATGGTCTCTTCGCTCAAGCGAACGGCAATGCGCTCGGCGCTGATCGGCTCATGGGCATTGAGGATTTCAGCCTCAACGCGACTGCGCATGCTGTCCGTCTTGCGCTGAGCCGACACACGCACATGCAAGCCGCCTTGCGAATCGGTCATGCGGCTCATCGGCCAGCCCCTTTGGCCTCGGCCTTGAGTGCGGCATAGGCAATGCAGTCTTCGGCGCTGTCGGCGTGGTAGCCCGGGCGCTGAAACAGGCGCACATCCTTGAGCAATTGAAGCAACAACCAGCCCTCGGACTCGGCCAGTGCACGGCCCGTGATGGCGTTGAATGCCGCCACGGCCTTGCCCATGGAGCGTTCACCCCCTGGCTGGTCATAGGTGGAAGCGCGGGCCTCCATGTGGTCACGGGCCTTGCCAAGCAAGTTCTGAGCGGTCGCTGGCTCAGTCATTTGTTCTAGCAACTCAATGCTCGGGGCCAGCCCATGTTTTGCAAGAGTCCTATGCAATTCCGATGTGTCTGGATTTGCCTTAAGGTGATCGCAAAACTTTTCATAATTTTTGCGCGATATTTTTGATGCCGGGGTTGGTTTTTTTGTACCCATGACCGCCTCACGCATTACCCAGCAACACCACATAGCCGCTTTGCTTGGACACGGTTTCCACGTACCCGGCAAAAGCGTCTTCCACGGCCCGCTCAGGGCGATCCAGCTCATACCAAAACTTGACCTGACCACTGTTGAGACGGTATTTCAGGCGGGCGCGGAGCTTGTAGCCTTCGCCGTTTTTGAAGATGCGCAAGCCCAGTGCAAATTCCTTGGGGATTTGGAGCGCACCATTGGCCCCGGCGCTGGCATTGATCGTCTCGGTGTAGCCCAGTTGCACCTGGCCGTCATGCAGGCGCTTGGCACTGCTGAAATTGATGTCTGTCTTGGCCTGGATGGTGGTCGCAATTTCCAGCAATTGCTGAGCGGCTGGCTCGGTAATGTCAGCCAAGTTGTCTTCAATGAACTCGGCAAAGTCCGTTTGGGTCTTGGCCCGCAGGTGCCCGTTGTTTTCCAGCCAGCGCTGGAATTCAGGCGTGAACTTGGCTTGGAACTTGGCCTGGTGGTCACGCCAGCCTGCATTGGCCGCGCGGTTGTCGTTGAACACAGCCACCATGGAGCGTGTGTCCGGGTTGGCGTAAATGTAGCCCGATGCCTCGGACTGTTGCTCTTTGCAGAAAGTGACAAAGCTGTCCACGCTGGCAAGCTCGATCACACCTTGCTTGCGAACCGGCGCGGGCGCGGCCTTGCGCACCAGCTCGGTCACATCTTTGTGGGTGTAGCCGGGTGGCACGGTCACAAAAACAGCATCGCGCACTGTCTCGGGCTTGAGTGCGGCGGCGGCTTGATCCAGCATGTGCTGGGCGATGTCGAAAACTTCGGGCGTGTCTTGCATGGTGATTTCGTTGGTCATGGTTGGTTGGGTTTGTGGTGGGTGAATGGAATTGCGGGAAGCGGCTGTGCGTCAGCTCAGGCCGTTTTGAACGTGGCGGGGCGCTCGTCCTGGGCGGTCTTGGCATCGCGCAAGTCCAGGTCGTGCTGGCGTGGGTGCTGGCGGGTTGGCTCGGCCTCGTCGGTAAGCCAAAAGAAATCGGTGGGTTGCTCGGGCTTCGGCAATTCCAGCTTGCGGTCAGCCGAAATCGTCACCTTGTCCACATCGCCCGCGCGGGTGGCCGGAGCAATCTTGATCTTGAGCGTCAGGGCACCACTGCGGCCGGTATTTTTGACGGTTTGCAACAGGTCATGCAGGTCTTGCGTCAACAGTGAGTGGGTTTGCCCCAAATTGAGGTCTTGAAGAAAAACAGAAAAGGCTTTCATATCATTCGCCTTTCACGTTTTCAACGACAGCCAATTTGCCGCGAAGCTCATAACCCATCAGCGGCCAAATCTTTTGCACAGCGTTTTGACGCGCGATCTTTTTGCCAATCTCGGCATCAAAGTTCTCAGGGCTGGCACAAGCGCTTTCGCCAGTCACGGTGAAGCCGTTTCTAAGCACCAGGACGCAGAAGGTCAGAAGGGAAAGTGGAAGGCCGTTGATGCGCCCTTGCGGATCCATGCCGGACTGGCCTTTGTAGCCGTCTGCGGCAGTGAAATACACCTCGTCGGCAATGTTCGCCTCGATGTCGGCGGGCGTCACGCGCGGCGCGGTCTTGCCCTTCGCCTGAATTTCTTGCTCAATGGTTTGGTCGTTCATGGTTTCTCTTTGGTGGTGGTTAAAAAATCTGGGGTTGATCGGTGTCGAAGTCGCCGGGGACTCGCTGGGTGGCCCACTGGCCGGTGGCTGGATTCACGCGCCGCACCAGCTTCACTCGCCGGGTGGTGTTGCGCACAAACTCGGCTTTGCGGTCTGCGCTGGCCTTGCAACGCACCACCCGTGACCAGGTGGGGTGCTCCATGGCTTGCGCGAAATTCAGGGGCTTGAGTTCCTTGCACCTGGCGGCCAACTGCTCAAAGGCGCGGTGCAACTGCTCACACGTGGGCGGCGGCAGTTTGTCCATGGCCTGGGCTCAGGCTTGCAACTCAAATTCGGGGCTGACGCTGGAGCCGATCACGATCAGCACCAGCAATGCGGCCATGACGCTGGGCCAAAACCAAGCGGGTCGGCCAAGGCGGTCATAGAGGTTTTCCAACAGGTAGGGGCTCATGCGAAATCTCCTTGAATGATTGCGAATGAGCGCCATTCTTAGCCAATGGATTAGCCTTGTCAATAGCCAAAGGCGAAATAAATTGGCAAAATAAAAACACCCGCGCTTGGCGGGTGCTACTCAAGGAATGAAATGTCAGCTCAAATCACAGTCGAAGACGCCCGCAAATCCATGCTGGCACGGGCCATCCAATGGATGTTGATCGCCGCTTATGAGAGCAATGAGATGCGCTTTGAGATCGCCAAGGGCTATGCCAGTGCATTGGTCGATCTTGCCGAGCCAGAGGCCATGCGCAGGCTAGTCGAGTTTGATCTTTCGAATGGGATGTACCGACCTGCAAGCGGCCTTGAAGCCGCTCACGCCGCTCTGTCCGTAAGCGTCAAACATGCGTCCATGGCCGAGGTGGAGAAGTTGTTGCCGACCAGTGGCGTTTGGTCGATCAACGAGGATCAGGTCTCCAAGGCATAGCTCAATGCTGTCTTGTAGTTCCCATCCGGTAAAGCCGCCTGATGGCATGGCAAGCACAAACCCCACAGAACCAATGCCGACCAGGCGGCAAGTCGGAGCGTCAGTCATGGCCTTCGCCACCTTTCTTGGGGTGATGAGTTGACGGGAAAAACAGCACCACGGCCACGCCTTGACGGTCAGCCCGTGGTGCCATTGCCTTCGGCTGGTTTCGCAAGCGCATCAAGCAAGCGTAGAGCGACAGCCAATTGATCCTCTGGCAGGCTGTCCATGAGCTGAGCAATCTTGGCCCGCTGGTTTCCCGTCTCGGCCTGTTCGGCCGCTGAAATTGGGTTGTCCATCCATCCTCTTTCAAGCGACAAACGATCTTCAATTTCACGGGCCATGGCATCTCCCATTTGATAGGAGGCGTCTCGTCCTGGCCGCTTGTTGTTGTTTTTGATTTGGCTGAGCTTGGGGTCGGTTCTAGGCCAGCCAAGCGCCTGATTCAAATCAGCGATCGACCCGTACCGATCGACAAGCTGACCAAGCCGTGAGCGCCTGATTTCGGATGAAGTTTGCATAAAACAATTTCACATCCAAAGGCTAATGAAAGGAATTCGCAGGAGGCTATTGACACTGCTAATCCATTGGCTAATAATGCCAGCCATGGACTTACAAGACTGGCTCAAGCAAGAACACGGCAGGCAGGCGGCACTCGCCCGCCACCTGGGCATCAAGCCGCCACAAGTGGCCGACTGGATCAGCCGTGACAAACCCATCCCACTGGTGCACATGGCCGCAATCGAGGTCTTCACCGAAGGCGCGGTGACACGCCGTGACATGCGCCCCGAAGACTTCGCCCACATCTGGCCTGAGCTGGCCGACACCACTGCCACCGACCTGGTGCGCTCAGTGCGGGCCAGCATGAACCAGCCACAAACCTCGGAGACCTGAATGAGCAAAACAACCAACGCGCTTGAGGCGTGGGCATCGCGCCCTCTGTTCACTGCTTGCGGTGAGTACCCGACACCAGAATCCCCGGCCCTTCGGACAGATCCAAAAGCATTTTTCGAGCAATGGGTTCCAGACCCGGTTGCTCGGCAAAAGTTGCAAGCATGGTTTGTACGTCCGCTGTTCGCTCTGGATTCAGCGCCGCAATCGTGCACACGATGCCTCGCATGACTTCGTGCATGGCTGTCAGCACTTCCATCTGTTCTTTGTTCATGACCTGGCCCTTTCTCGTGGAATTTTTGTTGAGGGACTTTCATTCTAGGAGTCAGGGCCGGGTCGCCCGTTTTCCCCGCCATGTTGGCGCGACCGTTCGCGCTGGTCTGTGCGTCAGCGCCCGTTACTCCATCGGGCAGTGCTGAGCGCGGATCGGCGGGGATTTTTTCACCATGGAGCATAAAAATGACAATTGATGATCGCAAGCATTCCGAACCCATCAAGGCGTGGTTCACCGAACGTGAGCTGGTAGACCTCACCAAGCTGGCCGCGCGGGAAGACCGCAAGCTCAGCGAGTTGATTCGGGTGATAGTTCGTCGGCACATGTACGGGAATATCGACCCGGAGTGCTGCAAGTCAACGGGCGCGAATAGTCCCGAAGAGGGGCGCAACGCATGACCAGGCGCACACGCAACCCCGCTCCCCGCATGGGGGTCATCGCGCATGCGGCATGTCAACTGACAAAGCCTCTTACTGACGCACAGGTTTGGAACCCCCCCAGGTTAGGTTCTTCCCCCTCTGAAAATAATGAGGGTCATTCGCGGCGCGATGGCTTTGTAGTCAGTCAAGGCGCAAGTTACTGATGGCGTCGAACTACGATGATGTGCTGAGCCAACTGCGCTCGGCAGGTCTGGAAGTCCAGTCCCTTGAACTCGGCAAGCTGACGCGATGCCGGGTGGAGGGAACCCGGGAAAAGCGGGGCTGGTATCACGTGCACGAAATGCGGCTGGCGAATGGGGATGACCTGATCGTCGGCAGTTACGGCATCTGGCGCGGCGCTGAAAACAACGCTGTCAAGATCGACATCCACAAGACAGAAATCAGCCAAGAGCAACGGGCCAGCCTTCGCAGGCGACTGGCCGAAGACAGCAAGCGGGCCGAACTGGTGCGCAAGGCCGATGCTGATCGAGCCGCGCGGCGGGCTTCCGCCGCCTGGAAGAAATGCGCCGAAGATGGCGATTGCGCTTACCTTCACCGCAAGGGGGTGGGAGCGCACGGCATCCGATTCAGCCCGACCAGCGGCGCAATGGTCATCCCCATGCTGGACACGGCCAACAACATTCATGGCCTCCAGATCATCCGTGGCGATCAAAAAGGGCAGGGCAAGCTGGGCAAAGAGTTTTGGCCCAGCGGCCTTATCAAGAAAGGCCACTTCCACCTGATCGGACTGCCTGGGCCGTTGTTGCTGATCGCTGAGGGTTACGCCACAGCGGCCAGCCTCTATGAGGCCACGGGCATTCCGGTGGCCGTGGCCTTTGATGCGGGCAACCTTGCGCCAGTGGCAACAGCTTTGCGCAAGCGGTACAAAAAAACCCGGATGCTGATTTGTGCCGATGACGATGCATTCAGCCAAGGCAATCCGGGCGTGACGTGCGCCAGTGCGGCGGCGCTTGAGGTTGGTGGCGCATATGTGGCCCCGGTCTTCGCCAATGAGGCCGCTCGGCGCGAAGCCTACGAGGCCAAGGGCGAAAAGATCACTGACTTCAACGACCTGCACATGGCCGAAGGCCTGCACGTTGTTCGCGCTCAGGTGCAGGCCCGCATCTCGGAATTGGGATGGACGATCACACCCGCCGCCACGCGCTCCAGCACAGCACAGGGGGAGGGGAGCGAAGAAAAACAGCCACTCAGGCCCATTGATTCGCTGGATGAGTTGCTTGAGCGCTTTTCGCTGGTGTACGGCCAAGGCGGCACGGTGTTTGATCACCAGGAGCATTGTCTTGTGGCCCTGAGCGACATGCGCGATGCATGCGTGGCACGTGAGCTGCACCGCTCATGGGCCGAAAACCCTGACCGCCATTTGGTTCGCGCCGATGAGGTCGGCTTTGATCCCGCTGGCACCGATAGGAGCATTCATTGCAATCTGTGGTCGGGCTGGCCTACCGTGCCAAAGGCTGGACGGTGCGAAAACCTGCTTGACCTGTTGCGCTACATGTGCGCGGGCGACAGCAAACCCGAAGAGCTTTTCTTGTGGTGCATCCGCTGGCTGGCCTACCCGATCCAGCACCCCGGCGCAAAGATGAAAACCACGCTGGTGATTCATGGCCCACAGGGCACCGGCAAAAACATGTTCTTTGAAGCCATCATGGACATTTATGGCCGCTATGGCCGGGTGATTGACCAGTCGGCCATTGAAGACAAATTCAACGATTGGGCCAGCCGAAAACTGTTCCTGATTGCCGATGAGGTGCTGGCCCGGTCTGAGCTGTACCACGTGAAAAACAAGCTCAAGGCTTTCATCACTGGCGAGTGGATCAGGATCAACCCAAAGAACATGGCCGCTTACGAGGAAAAGAACCATGTGAACATGGTTTTCTTGTCGAATGAGGCCATGCCGGTGGTGCTGGAAGAGGATGACCGCCGCCATGCGGTGATTTGGACGCCCGAGAAATTGAGCCGTGAGTTTTATGCATCGGTCAGGTCTGAAATCGAGGATGGCGGCATCCCGGCCTTGCATGACTACCTGTTGCACCTTGACCTGGGAGATTTCGGCCCCGCCACGCTTCCGCCGATGACGGATGCCAAGCGGGAATTGATCGACCTCAGCCTGGACAGCCCCAGCCGCTTCATGCTGGCCTTTGAGTCTGGCGATGTCGAGGGATTCCCTGGAAAGCACACGCCAAAACTGTTGTCGCCTTGCCTGAGCCAAGACCTATTTGACCTGTATTGCGAATGGTGCAGGCGGGTCGGACTCAAAGCGCTCAACCAGCCGCGCTTTGCCAACGCGCTCAAGCGCAAGCATGGGGCAAATGTCGAGCGCAAACGCTATGACAGCGAAACGGGCGTCAAGGGGCCATCGGCCATTGCGTTTCTCAAGGGTGGGCATGAAATGCCACCAGGCCGTTCTGAGAGCGAGTGGATCGGTGAGCGGGTTGGCGTCTTCAAGATGGCGCTCAAGGACTTCAAGGGCATGGGAGGCGTTGGACGATGAGCCGTTGCACCCCAATTCGGCCAAATCTGTGCGGCATGTGCGGTATCCCGTGCGGTATCCCGTGCGGAATGAAACCCTTGATTTTCAAGGCTTGTGCGGTATGTGCGGTATCAGCCATTACACGGACGCCCGGGCGCACATGCGCATGCAGGCGTGTGCGTGTGCATGTGCATGTGTGTATGCATACCGCACATGCCGCACATACCGCACACACCAATCAAATCAACTACTTACGACAACCGCCATACCGCACACCATCCCCCACATACCGCACAAAAAGAAAGATGGACGAAAAAAACCAAACCATCACGATCCGGTGCACTCCCGAAAACGCCAAAAAGTTTCAGGAAGTGGTCAAGTCCTGGCCTGAATTGCATGAGCTGGTGAAGTCTTTGCAGGATCAAGACCTGTTCCCGGGCCTCAGGGCCATGCAAATCCAGCTCACAGGCGATGAAAAAACATTGTCCAAGGGGTTGGATGCCCTGATCGAGAAAAACGCCTCTACGGCCCCAAAAACGGAATCGAAGCCATGAAGATCAAAGTTGATGTCGATGACGCCAAGGTCAAAGCGGCCATGGCCACAAGCCTCAAGCAAGTCAAGTTCGCAGTGGCATCGGCCCTGACAAAAACCGCTGTCGAGGTCAAAAAGGCCATCCCCGGCGAACTGGACAAGGCTTTTGATCGGCCAACGCCATTCACCAAAAATGGCACCTACACCAAAAAGGCCACGCGCGAAGAGCTGGTGGCCGAAGTGGGCTTCAAAGACATCCAGGCCAAGTACCTGCAATTGCAGGCCGATGGGGGCATCTATGACCCGCATGAAGCTGGCATTCGCCTGCCCGGAAACATCCAGCTCAACGCCTTTGGCAACATTCCGCGCGGGCTGATCGCCAAGCTCAAGGATGCGGCTGAAAACGGCCAGCTCAGCGCGGCCATTGCGCGGCGCATCGGTGCCGGTGGAACCAATCGCCGGAAAGGGCAAAAGGGCCAGCCGCTTCAACTGTTCTTCGGCATCCCCAAAGGCAAGGGGTGGGAAAACGCGCCGCTTGGAATTTGGCGGCGCATTCCTGGCAGCTCAGGGGGGCCGGGCAAGTTGATCCCGGTCATCGTGTTTGAAGATACGCCCGCAAAGTACGAAAAGCGCCTTGACATGGAGGCCATCGCCAGTCCGGTGGTCGAGGCCAAGTTCAAGCAAATCCTTGATCAGGAAATCGACAAGGCATTGGCAACCGCAAAATGACACCAAGACCCGAGACGCTTTCAGTCCCCGAGTTTTCCGAGTACATCGGATGCAAGCGCACGTATGCCTACCAGCTCAAAAAAGAGGGCCGACTGGTCTTGACGGATGACGGAAAAATGGTGCGCGTGGCCGAAAGCATTGCGCGAATTGCAGAGACCAGAGACCCATCCAAAGCGGGTGTGGCATCACGCCATGCAAACGCTCGTGGCGCTCAGGCCATGACCGGCCATTCTGAGAACCAAGAGCAACAGACGCAGACAGAAACCGAACAGGATACCGAGCAAGAGTTCAGCCCAGCCAGTCGCGGCTATGACTTCCAAACGGCCAAGGCCAAGCGTGAGCATTGGGCCGCTGAGCGTGAGCATGCATCGTGGCGCAAAGAGGCTGGCGAACTCATGGAAAAGCCTGATGTCATCGCCATGATGGCCGATGCTGGGGCCACATTGCGCGGGCGCTTGGAGGCGTGGTCTGCAACGCTTCCGCCTCAGCTTGTGGGCCGTGATGAAAACGCCATCCGCGCCACGCTCAGCGATCAGGTTGAACGCCTACTCAATGACCTGGCCGATAAATTCAACCGCATGGCAGGCGAGGCTGAGAATGTTTGACCGTGTTGCATTTGCCAATCCGCGCGTCTCTGGCCTCAGGGCCATGGCCCGCGCACTGTCGCCGCGCAAACCCCTGACGGTCAGTCAATGGGCCGACCTTGAGCGCAGGCTTTCCAGCAAAGGCAGTGCGCAGGCTGGGCAGTGGATTACTGACAACAACCCGCCATTGCGCGAGCCCATGGACTGCATGAGCGCCCGCAGTGCCGTGCATGACACGGTGCTGATGTTCCCCATTCAGTTTGGTAAAACAGAGGTGGCCGTCAACTCGCTTGGCTACTGCATGGATCATGATCCCGGGCCGATCATGGTGTGCCTTCCTGGTGAAGTGTCGATGAACAAATGGGTGGCGCAAAAACTAACGCCGACCATCGAAGAAACGCCAGCCATGAAACGCGCCCTGACCAGCGTTGCCAGCCGTGATTCATCGAACACCCGAACATTCAAAGACTTTGCAGGCGGCCAGCTTTACATCGAACACGCTGGAAGTCCGGCGCGACTGAAATCAACCACTGTGCAAAAGCTGATCGTGGATGAGGTGGACGAATTCAGCAACAACCTCAGCGGCGGCGATGATCCTCTGGAAATGCTGGATGGCCGCACCAGCGCCTACCCTTCCACCTACAAACGCCTTTACATCAGCACGCCCACCATCAAAGGAATCAGCCGCATCGAATCGCTTTGGAACAAAAGCGATCAGCGCCGGTTCTTTGTGCCATGCCCACACTGCCAACACATGCAACACCTGGAGTGGGGCGGTTTGCATTGGAGTGCTGACAACTCGCAGGTTTGGTACACCTGCCAAGAGTGCGGCGCACAGATTGATGAGCACCACAAAACCAGCATGATCAAGGCGGGCGAATGGAGGCCCACCAATCCCGGCGCAAAGGTGCGCGGGTATCACATCAATTGCCTGTACTACCAATTTGGCCTGGGGCCGCGCTGGTCTGATCTGGTGGACAGGTGGCGCGATATTCAGGGAGACCCCGCACGGCTCAAAACTTTTGTCAATGACCGGCTGGCCGAACCCTGGGAAGATGCCGCCATGCGGGCGGTGCGGCATAACGCAATTGCTGACCGCGCCGAACCATACCCCTTGCGCGTTGCGCCGCGCGGCGTGCTGGTTGTCACTGCTGGTGTGGACACGCAAGACAACCGACTGGCCGTTCACATCGTTGGCTGGGGCCGTGGATTGGCATTCTGGACACTGGACTACATCGAACTGCCCGGAGACCCAGCCGATGAGCCAGTGTGGGCGGCATTGGCCGATCTGCTCAATCGGCCCATCGAGCGCGAAGGCGGTGGCAGTTTGCGGATTGAGGCCATGTGCCAAGACGCAGGCGGGCACCGGACTGAGGCCGTCAAAAACTTTGTGCGGCAACGGCGCGTCAAGCGGCCCATGGCGATTTTTGGCGCTGTGCCAAACAATGCGCCGATCCTGAGCAAAGGAAAGCTCCATGACATTGACTGGAAAGGCCGAAGCGACAAAAAAGGTGTGATGGTCTATCACGTGGGCACCGTGGGCGCAAAGCACTGGCTTTACAGCCGCCTGAGTGCCGATGCCGACAAGCAACCCGAAGACCGTATGACCCATTTCAGTGACCAGCTCCAGCCAGAGTTTTTCACGGGCCTGGTGGGCGAGATTTACAACCCCAGCAAAAACCGTTTTGAAAACCGGCGCGGTGCGCGAAATGAGCCACTGGACACCTGGGTTTATGCATTTTCAGCGGCCCACCATCCCGAATTACGTTTGCACAGGGCAACCAAAACGGACTGGGATCGCATTGAAGCCTATCTGGACGGCAAGCCGGTGCATGCCGAAGTGCAAGTGCAACAGCAAACAGCCGAAGCCCAGCCCGATCCAACACCAAAACCAAACCCCGTCATCAACCGGCAAAACCGCCGACCCAACATTCAGCCCCGATCATGGTGAAAACAACAAATCCACGCATACCCAAAAATCAAGCCACCATCGAGCAAGCGGCCATCGTTGACTTTGATGCACTGCATGCCGTCAAGCACACCGATGATGTGGTTGAGTACACCTTGCGATGCATTCTTGCGCTCACCCCGCGCCTTGAGCGGGCTGTGATTGATGCCGCCGAAAAACAGGTGCGTGACGTATTTGGAGGGGATCGACTTTATGTTGCGAGGCGTCCTGGTGAAGGCACCAGCCAACGAAATGAAGAAATCAGGCGGCTACACCAAAGCGGTGAGCGCGTGTCGTACTTAGAGCGTAAATTTAAGCTATCAGCTAGGCAAATATACCGAATCATTGACAACACCTTGTGACATGGCTTGCCTTGTCAATGTCACACACCAATCGGCACAGTTGGCGAAACCATGGCGCTTTTGCGTCCGCCAACCATGCCAGAAATCTCTACAACCGAACCATCATCCATCAATGCCGGTGACACCACGCACTGGCTCAAGACACTGACGGATTACCCGGCCAGTCTCGGCTGGGTTCTGTCGTACATCCTTATCAATGCGGCCAGCAAGATCACCATCACTGGCACGGCCAGCGGCGACAGCCATCTGATTCAGGCATCGGCTACCACCACGGCGGCATGGGCGGCTGGTGTTTACGACTACCGGGCGCAAGTTTCAAAAGCGGGCGAAGTGTTCACGGTGGGCGAAGGCCGCATCACTGTTCGCCCAAGTTTCTCGGCCAGCACATTGGACAACAGGACGCAAGCCCGCAAAGCGCTTGAGGCCGTGGAAGCGTACCTGTCCAATTCATCCAATCTTTCCGCCGCCGAATATGAAATTCAGGGCCGCAGGCTCAAGCGGTTTTCCCTCCCCGAGCTTTGGGCGCACCGGGATCGTTTGCGCATTGAAGTCAGCAAAGAGGAACAGGCTGGCCGCATTGCCTCCGGCCTGCCCGACAACAGCCGTGTTTATGTGAGGTTTGGTCAATGAATGTTCTGACCCGAATTTGGGAGGGCATGCGCCGCACCCCACAAAAGTCCATCCAGTTGCGCCGCTTCCAGGCCGCGCGAATTGATCGCCTTGCCGCCGATTGGCTTGGCACCCAGCAATCCATCAATGAAGAGCTGCGCGGCGATCTTGATCGGCTCCGGGCGCGTGGCCGCGATCTGGTCAACAACAACGACTATGCGCGGAAATTCCGAGGCATGGTGCAAAACAACGTCATTGGCCCCGCTGGCATTCGCCTGCAAGTGCGAATTGAAGATGGCCCCGGCAAGCCTGACCGACTTGCCAACATGGCAATTGAGTCAGCATGGAGTGAATGGCAAGCGGTGGCCGATCTGACCGGGCATCAGCATTTCCGCGACATGTGCGAAACCCTGATGGGCGCATTGCCCAGTGATGGCGAATTCCTAGTGCGCATGGTGCGCGGCTCTGATGCTGGCAACAAATTCAATTTCGCCATTCAGCTCATTGACGTTGACCGCATTGACACCACATTCAATGGCCGCTATGGCAACAACACGGTCATCATGGGTGTGGAAGTTGACGCCTACCGCAGGCCGCTAGCCCTGCATATCTTTGCGGCCCACCCGAACGATGGCGCAAACAGCAACCGCCAGCGCATCCGCCTGCCCATTGAGGATGTAATTCACGCTTTCAAAATCGAGCGTGGTGAGCAATTGCGCGGCATCCCGTGGATGGCCCCGGGCATGCTTAGCCTGCACCACCTGGGCGGATTCAAGCTGGCCGCATTGCTGGCCGCTGAGCATGGTGCAAACCACTACGGCTTTTTTGTCACACCAGACGGACAAACGCCCATTGGCGGCGTCGATTCCACGGGCGAGACCATCACCACCAGCCTGCCCGGATACTTTGACACCATCCCGGCCGGTACCGACATCAAACAGCTTGACAGCAAATACCCATCAGAAAACTTTGGGCCATTCGTCAAGACCACACTCCAGCGCATTGCCAGCGGCTGGGGTGTCGCATACCACTCGCTTGGCAATGATTTGGAAGGCGTGTCTTTCAGCTCGATCCGATCCGGCACCCTGGAAGAGCGTGACCGTTGGATGGCCGATCAGGAATGGTTCATTTCCAGTTTCATGGAGCCCATTTACCGTGCGTGGCTCCAAATGGCCTTGCTGTCCGGTGCGGTGGTCATGCCCAATGGCTCCCCTTTGCCATTGGCAAAGCTGGACAAGTTCTCACGCCATGAATGGCAACCGCGCCGCTGGGATTGGGTCGATCCCAAGGCCGACACCGAAGCCAACATTCTCAAAGTCAAAGCGGGCCTCATGAGCCCGCAAGACCTGTGCGCGGCGCAAGGCTATGACCTGGAAGACACGCTCAAAGCCATCGCTCAGGCACACAAATTGGCGAATGAGTACGGCGTCCCTTTGACGGCTTACGACTCGCTACCGGGGGCCGCTTCGGCAACCGCTTCCGCATCCCAATCCACATCCGGCAGCGGAACCGGATCGTGACATTTTTGCCTTGTCGATGTCACGCCAACAAACCGAAAGTCACCACATGAGCAAAAACATTCCTGAAAATTTGGAACGCCACCTCAAACAGGGCCGCAGTGAACGCGCCCTGGTGGTCGAGCGCCAAGCCATTGACGAAGAGGCCCGCACGGCCACTTTGGCTTTTGCCAGCGAGTCCCCTTATGAGCGCTGGTGGGGCGTCGAAATTCTCGATGTCAGCGCCACCAGCATGCGCCAAGGCCGCTTGCGCAGTGGCGCCAACCTGCTTATGGATCACGACACCAGAGATGTTGTCGGGGTCATCGAATCTGTCGAAATCGGCGCTGATCGGGTAGCTCGTGCCGTGGTGCGCTTTGGAAAAAGCGTTCGTGCAGAGGAAGTGTGGCAAGACGTTCGTGACGGCATCCGCCGAAACGTGAGCGTCGGCTACATGATTCACAAAGCTGTACTGGTTGAGACCGTGGATGGTGTGGAAACCTACCGCGTGACCGACTGGGAACCCTTTGAAGTCTCCCTTGTCAGCGTCCCCGCTGACGCCTCTGTCGGTGTAGGCCGTAGCGCCGAAACCGATGAGCGCGGGATCAGCATTTCCGTGGAGGTCGAAGTCGAAGCCGGTGAGCAACCGGATGGCGAGACCGATCCGGAAACAGATCCCGAAGCCGATCCGGCAACCATTACTCCATCAACTTCTGAGGAAAAAACCATGACGAAATCCGGCGAAATCACCGAGCGCAATCACGCCGCTGAAATCTCCAAAATTGCCGCCACTATCCCCGGCGGTGCCGATCTGGCAATGTCCGCCATTCAGCGCGGCCTGTCGGTCGAAGAATTCCAGCGCGAAGCCCTGGAAAAGCTGTCCACCAAAGGCGTCCCCACCGCCGATGTCGGCATGTCCAACAAAGAGGTCAAGGAATACAGCATCCTTCGCGCCCTCAATGCCTTGGCAAACCCCCAAGACGCCAACGCGCAACGCGCCGCCGCTTTCGAGCGTGAGTGCTCCGATGCCGCCGCCAAAGTGCTGGGCAAAGAGTCGCGCGGCTTCATGGTGCCTTTCGAGGTGCAAAAACGTGACCTGAACGTCACCACCGCCACTGCTGGCGGCAACCTGGTTGCCACCAACCTGATGGCTGGCAACTTCATTGACCTGCTGCGCAATGCCATGGTCATTGATGGCCTGGGCGCTCAGTTCCTGACCGGACTGGTCGGCAAGATCGCCATCCCCAAGCAATCCGGTGGCGCAACGGCCTACTGGGTGGCTGAATCCGGCGCTCCCACCGAGAGCCAGCAAACCATCGCCCAAGTGACGATGCAGGCCAAGACTGTCGGCGCTTTCACCGACATCAGCCGCCAACTGCTCAAGCAATCAAGCGTCGATGTGGAAGGCTTTGTGCAGCGCAATCTGGCCGCTGTGCTGGGTCTCGCCATTCAGCAAGCCGCCATCAGCGGCACCGGCCAAAACAACCAACCTTCTGGCCTGTTGACCCTGATCACCCCCAGCGTGGCCGGTGGCACCGATGGCGCGGCACCGACCTGGGCCAACATCATCGAATTGGAAACCGATGTGTCGGTTGCCAACGCCGATGTTGGCTCCATGGGCTACCTGACCAACGCCAAGGTTCGCGGCAAGCTCAAGGGCACCACCAAAGCCAACAACCAAAACGGCTTTGTGTTCGAGCAAGGCGACATGCCGCTCAACGGCTACCGCGCTGGCATCACCAACGCTGTGCCGTCCAACCTGACCAAGGGCGCTGGCACCGACCTGTCGGCCATCCTGTTCGGCAACTTTGCCGACCTGCTGATCGGCATGTGGGGTGGCCTTGACCTGACGGTTGATCCCTACAGCGGCTCCACCTCCGGCACCGTGCGTGTGGTGGCCCTGCAAGACGTGGATGTCGCCATCCGCCACGCTGAGTCGTTCGCCACCATGGTGGACGCCATCACCGCCTGAGTTTGACGAAAAACGCAAGCTCCCATGTTTAACGAAGACCTCACCCCGTTTTTCAACTCCGATGAGCTGGCCGAAAAAGCCATGCTTAACGGGGCTGAGGTCATCGGCGTCATGGAGCCGGGATACCAGAGCGCAAGCCTGGATGGCTTCGGCGTGGCGGCTGGCTCTTCGCCAACCTTCACGCTGGCATCGGCCAGCGTCCCGGCTCAGCCTGAGGGCAAAAGCCTTGTGGTCAGCACCGGCCCAGCCGCTGGCACTTACCGCATTGCCAATGCCCGCCATGACGGCACCGGAGTTTGCATTCTCGATCTGCTGAATTAAACCGAAAGGAAAAAATCATGACCGTCCGTTCCTCTGCTGGCACCTCGCTGAAAATCAGCGCATCCGCACCAGCCACCTTTGACGCCACCGGCTATGCCGCCCTGACCTTCACCACCGTTGGCGAAGTCACCGACCTGGGCGAGTTTGGCCGCGAATTCAACCTGATCACGCACAACCCCATTGGTTCGCGTGGCACGGTGAAGCTCAAAGGCTCTTACAACGAAGGCTCCATCAATGTCCAGCTCGGCCTGGACACCGACGATGCGGGCCAAATCCTTGCCAAGGCAGGTGCACTGTCCGACAACGACTACAGCTTTGTCATCACCACCCAAAACGGTGACAAGTACTACTTCCAAGCCAAGGTCATGTCGTTCAAGGTCGGCGTGGGCTCCGTGGACAGCGTGACCAGCGCCACCATGACCCTTGAATTGACCACCAACAGCGCAGGCGTTGGCGTGGTCGAGTCCCTGGCCGCTTAACGACCATCCGTGCACCTGCTTGGCCCGGTTCGCTTCTTTTGCGGGAAGCGGCTGGGCCAAGTAAGGGCAATTTGTCATGACCTCACCAACTCCCCGCAAAAGGAAACCAAAAATGTTTGAAATCACTACCCTTGCCGCCAAAGACACCTTCACCCTGGAATTGCTCAATGGCAACGATGAACCTTTGTTGGACAGCAACGGCAAACCCCTGAGCGTCACCGTGTACGGCCCGGGCAGCAAGGCCTATCAAAAGGCCAACTCACAGCGCACCCAGCGCATGCTGGATCGCATGGCGAAAAAGGGCAAGGTCAAGCTCAGCGCCGATGAGCAACAGCGCGAAAACGCCGCATTCCTGGCCGCATGCACCGTGTCTTTCAACGGCTGGGCCTATCAGGGCGACAACACAGCTTTTGAGGCCGCTTACAACGACCCCTCCATTGGCTTCATTGCCGACCAAATCGGCAAGGCCATCGGTGACTGGGCAAATTTTACGAACGCCTGATTGATGACCTGGCGGTCTATGTGCAACAAACCGCCTGGCTTCAAACGGCACCTCAACCCAAATCCAAAAAACTCAAATCAGAAAAGGCGACAGAAAAACCAATGACCAGAATGCAACAAATCGAGAATGCCGGGCGCACTCCCGATTTGCCGCCCATTGGCGCGGCTGGTCATCTTGTCGGCTATCTGTTTGATGCTGGCCCTGTCTCGCATGGTGCGATGGGGCCAATTCCCCTGTCCCATGCCGACCTGATGGCTTGGCAAAACAACACGGGAATCGACTTGCAAGCCTGGGAGGCTCGCGCATTGCGCCGCCTCAGCACCGCCTACGTGGTCGCCAGCCAAGATGCACAGCAAGCCGATTGCCCGCCATTCTTCATTGAGCAACCCGCCAACGATCACCGCCAAGCCGTCTCCGATGGTGTGCGCTCAATCTTTGGTGCACGTGCGCAAGCCGCTCGAAAGGATCACTGACCATGCAGGCCGGTGCAGTCAACATCAAGCTCATGGCAGACATTGCCGATGTGCAGCGCAAATTCGATGAAATGCAGCGCATGAGCCGTCAGGTCGCCAACAACATGGCCTCCGCATTTTCTGGACTTGGCGCAAAGATCGGTGCTGCACTGAGTGTTGGCGCTTTGGCGGCATGGGTCAAATCCAGCGTGGATGCCATGGATGCCATGAACGACATCAAAGAGCGCACGGGTCTTGCCACCAAAGAAATCGCAGGCCTTCAAGTCGCATTGAAGATGTCAGGCATGCAGGCCGAATCGCTTGAAGGGGCGATGAGCAAACTGGCGAAAAACATGGCCGCAGGCGATGCCGCTTTTGCGGCCATGGGCCTGTCAGTCAAAAACACCGATGGAAGCCTGAAAAGCTCGCGCCAAATGCTGGCCGAAGTGGCCGATCAGTTTGCGGGCTACGAGGATGGAGCGGCCAAGGCCGCACTCGCCCAAGAGTTGTTTGGTAAAAGTGGCGCGGAAATGATCCCACTGCTCAACGGCGGCTCCAAGGCGCTGGAAGAGTTTGATGCCATGGCTCAAAAACTGGGCCTGACGATGGATGAGCAAACCACCGCCAATGCCGCCAAATTCAATGACACGCTTGACCTCATTGGAATGGGTTTTCAGGGCATTGGCCGTCAAATTGCATCGCAATTGCTACCCACGCTTTCAGGTCTTGCAGACCAGTTTTTCACAGCCATGACCAAAGGCGACAACCTGAGAAAAATTGCCGATGCACTGGCGATTGCGCTCAAGTCGCTGTATGTGGTCGGCCTGGGCATTGTGGGCGCATTCAAAGCCGTTGGCGATACGTTGTATGCAGTCGGGGCCCAAGCAATTGCCATCCTCAAAGGCGACTTCAAGGGCGCAGTTGATGCTGGAAACCGCTGGCAGTCCGAAATGAAGGAAAACTGGACTGACACACTGGATTCCATCAAAGACGCCTGGAATGCCTCCGGAAGTGCAGGCATGGACGCCATGACCAATCAAGCCGCCGCCATGCGCAAGGCCGCGCCGCTGGTCGAGGATTACAAAAAGCAACAAGAGCTGGCCGCGAAGGCCGCGCAAAAAGCCGCTGAGGAGCGCGAAAAGCTCGAAAAGAAATTGGCCGAACAGCAATCCAAAACCCTTGAAGATGCCTGGAAACAAGCGGAGGCAATTGAAAAACAAGCCCAGTCTCAGGAAATGGCAAATGCCACCTATGGGCAAGGAAAGGATGCCATTGAAGAATTGAAGCTGGCCGAAATGGAGTACCAGTTGGCTCAAATTGAGGCCACTGAAAACGTGATTCCAGGCTATGTGCTGGCGTTGCAAAGTCGAATTGATGCACAAAAGCGGCTGATCAAAGCCATGAAAGATGGCGAGGTTTTGGAGGCCAATGAAAAAGCTGCCAAAAAAGCCGCCGATGAGTGGGAGCGCACAGCCAACAAAATCAATGACAGCATCGTTGATGCCTTGATGCGCGGCTTTGAGTCCGGCAAGGATTTCGCGTCCAACATGCGAGACACCATTGTCAACATGTTCAAAACGATGATCTTGCGGCCAATGATTCAGGCTGTGATTGCGCCAGTTGGAGCTGGGGCGGCTGGTGCGTTTGGCATGACGGGGGCGCAAGCGTCCAGCATTTCAGGGTCTTCGCTGGGCACTATCGGCACCATCAAAAGCATTTACGACACCGTGGTCAGTGGATTTTCTGTGCTGGGCGACAGCGTTGCATTTGCCGCACAAGACATCGGCGCTTGGCTGGTCAACAACACCACGGGCGTTTTGAATCAGGCCGGATCGTCGCTTATGTCTTCGGCTGGTGCATTGGGCACTGCCGCATCGTATGCGGGCGGGGCTTTGGCCGGATACGGCATTGGCACAGCCATCAGCGGCCAATATGCCGCCTTTGGCAATAAAAACATCGCAACTGTCACCGGCACAGCCATCGGCGCTGTCATTGCTGGCCCCATCGGCGCGGCCATCGGCGGGGCCATTGGCGGGCTGGTGAACCGCGCATTCGGCATGGGAGCCAAGGAAACGCGCGATTACGGTCTGACGGGCCAGTTTTCCGCAACCGGCGCAAACCTGAGCCAATACAGCAACTGGTATCAGGAGGGCGGGTGGTTCCGCTCGGATCGTTCCGGCACCGACTATGCGTCCATCAACTCCGAGCTGGGGAAATTCCTCAACAGTGCCGTTGGCATGACCACATCGGCCACGCAAGCCTATGCCACCGCCATTGGCCTGAGCGCCGATGCCGTCAATGGGTTCTCGCAGTCCATCAACATCAGCCTCAAAGGCCTGGATGATGCGGCCAAGGAAAAAGCCATTGCCGCCGCCATCACGGGATTTGGCGATGCCATGGCACAAACCGCCTACGGTGCCACCCTGACCATGTTTGCCAAAGAGGGCGAGACGGCATCCGTCACCCTGGCCCGCCTGGGCAATAGCCTGATGACGGTCAACCAGGTGCTGGACACCTTGAACCAAAGTCTTTTGGCAACCAGTGCCGTTGGCGCGGATGCGGCCAGCAAATTGCTTGATCTGGTGGGTGGTGCCGATGCATTCGCCACGCTCACGACTTCTTACTATCAGGCCATCTACACCGAAGAGGAAAGGCTTGCCAAGGCACAGGAACAGCTCACCAAGGCGTTTTCTGCGGCATTTGGTGGTGCGGCCCTGCCAAGGACATTGGCCGCTTACAAAGCCCTTGTGGACGCGCAAGACCTGACCACCGAAGTGGGCCGACAGCAATATGCCGTTTTGCTCCAGCTTGCCCCCGCATTTGGCGAAGTCACGAAAGCGGCCATGGCAACAGCCGATGCCGCGAAAAAAGAGGCCGAAACCAAGATCGCGGCATTGCGGGCCAGCGGCAAGAGCATCAGCGAATGGCTCACGGCTCTGAAAATCAGCACCGGATCGCCATCGGTCTCGATGTCAGCCGCCCGCACCCAGTACCTTCAGACGCTCAATCTGGCCCGCGCCAATGACCAGTCCGCCCTGGGCTCCATCACGGGCATGGCCGATCAGTACATTGCCGCCGCCAAAGGGCAAGCCACCAGCGGTGCGCAATTCGCGGCCATCGTGGCTCAGGTCAGCGCTGAGGTCTCTGGTTTGCCGGCCGTCAAGGGCTATCAGCAAGAAACCATGGACATGCTGGCGCCTATCCGTGAAACCATTGGACTTGTCGGCGAGAGCGTCAGTGCAGAGGTTTACACGCTGGCCAGAACCACCGTCAAAGAATTCACCCGCCTTGACAGCAATGTCGATGGGCTTTTGACTTTTGATGAGCTGGCAAAGGGGCTCAAAGGCATTGCAACCGATGAGCAAATTTCCAAGCTGATCAGCACTGTTGACCTCAATGGCGATGGTCAATTGAGTGCCTTGGAGTTGGTAAATGCTGCCGTAGACACGGTGGGAAGCTACAGCAGCGGAACAATGGACAACACAGCGGATGCGCTCAAAGCGTCCGCAAAGCAAATCGAAGCCCTGGTGTTCATGAACAACGATGGCCTCATGGCAGTATCAAAAAACACAGCCGCAACTCTTGATTACCTGGCTCCAATGCGCGATTACTTGCGCAATATCGACGCCTCTACCGCAAAAACAGCCGCCAATCCGGTTGTTGTGAATCAGTCCAGCGGTGGCGGTGGATTGATTGGGAAAGTGCTGAGTTTCTTTGGATTCGCATCGGGCGGCGTATTTGGTGGGCAGGGAATTTACAACACGCCAACGCCATTCATGTTCGATGGCGGTCAGCTTGGCGTGATGGGTGAGGCTGGCCCTGAGGCCGTGATGCCACTGGAGCGCATGGCTGATGGTGCGCTGGGGGTTCGTGCCTTGCCCAGCTACATCTACACCCAGCAAGGCGGGCCAGATCAGACGGTCTACATGGCCGCGCTGGTGTCCGAAGTGAGCGCTTTGCGCTCCGAAGTCACCGACCTTCGGGCCGAAGCCCGAGCCACAGCCGTCAACACCGGAAAGTCACAACGCCTGTTGGAGCGTGTGACTCAAAACGGGGACGCCATGCAAACAGTGGCCGTTGTCTAAGGGATAGGCATGAAAGTCATCAAACCCACCGCCTTCACCGAATCCATGCTGGTCAGCAGCAATGCGGTGGAGTCAAGCCCAAATTACAACGCTGGCACCACTTATGCCAAGGATTCGATTGTCAATTCAGGAACCCATCTATACCAAAGCCTGGTCAACAACAATCTCGGGAACACACCCAGTACCAGCCCTTTGTACTGGCTCGATATTGGCCCCAACAACATCCACGCGATGTTTGACAACCAAATCAGCACGGCAACCATCAGCTCCACCCCTCTGAATGTAGTCTTCAAGCCCGGTATTTTCAACAGCTTGGCATTGATTGGATTGTCTGGAAACCAGGTCGCCGTGACTGTGCGCGATGGCACGGGCGGCCCAATCATTTATTCGGCTACGTTTGCCCTGGATGGAACCGTTATTTCTGATTGGTATCAGTATTTTTTCGAGCCATTCGTCCAAAAATCCGAAGTGGTGATGACGGACATTCCGCCATTCAGCAATTCGGAGGTGACGATTTCACTCACGGGCGGGTCAACGGTTCAAATCGGTCTTTGTAGCTTCGGGACTTTCTATTTCCTGGGTGATGCCGAATATGGGGCCAATGTCGGCATCACGGATTACAGCCGAAAAGACACAGATGACTTTGGCGTGACCACGTTTGTGCAGCGGGCCTACAGCAAGCGCATGAGTGCACGGCTGATGCTGGACACGGCGCAAATCAACCGAACTCAAAGAATCCTTGCAGACATTCGCGCAACGCCATCGCTTTGGATTGGCGCTGATGGCGATGACTATTTGCCAACGCTGATGTATGGCTACTACAGGGATTTTTCGATTGATATTGCATATCAAAATAAATCATTTTGCTCACTTGAAATTGAAGGATTGATCTGATGTCAATTACTGCACTGCCAACCCCGCCAACCAGAACCGACCCGGCAAACTTTGCAACCCGGGCCGATGCATTCATGGCCGCATTGCCGACATTCGCCACCGAGGCAAATGCCTTGCAAGCCGATGTCAACGCCAAACAAGTTGCTACATCGACAAGCGCCGCAGAGGCCGCCGTCAGCTTGGCCGAAACGCAACTGGCATCCGAAGCCGCCTTGGACGCCGCCAACTTTAAGGGCTACTGGAACACCCTGACCGGCGCTTTGAACAAGCCTGCATCCGTCATCCACAGCGGGAAATTCTGGATTCTTCTGAACAACCTGGCAAACGTCACGACCAGTCAGCCGGGCGTGTCAGCCGACTGGGCTGAATCTTTGCAAGACGGCATTGTCACCACGCAAAAACTGGCTGATTTGGCCGTGACTGCCGCGAAATTGGCCGCGGGTGCCGTCACATCATCCAAGCTGGCGGACGGTGCTGCCACAGGCGCAAAGCTGGGTTCTGATGTTGTTGTCACATCCGGAAACCAATCCATTGCTGGCGTCAAGACGTTCGGGTCGTTCCCCATTCTTCCATCCACAACAGGCGTTTTCATCAAGGCCGATTCCAGCGCGGTTGCTTTCACCAAAACGGGCAATGGCACCGCCAGTGTCAAGGCTGGCACGTTGGTGGATGTGGGCGGCAAGATGATCGCCTTTGCCGCCGATACGGCCATCACCATGCCAACACTGACCGCTGGCAACGATTACGCCGTTTGGGTCAACCCTGATGCATCCATCCAAGCCACCTCCAGTTTCACATCTCCACCCGTGACCGGATCACGCAAGATCGGCGGTTTCCACTACGCACCCGGCGGCCATTCCGGGTCATCTGGCGGCGGCAACAGCACCCCGCAAATCAACGCCTACTCAATGTGGGATCTGAAATTCCGTCCCGCATGCCCTGATCCGCGCGGCATGGCATTGGTGGCCGATGGTTTTTGGTCTGACATCTACCTGCTTGGCGTTGACCACCTGACCAATGGCACCAGCAAATACAACGTCACCATTGCTGACGGCTCCAGCCCACCCAAAATTCCAACAAAGTTCGGCGGCAACGGCACCAGCACCTATGGATCGCTGACCTGGTGGGAGGCCACGGAAACCCTGCGCCACCACGGTAAACGTGCCCCCACTTACTCCGAATTTGCCGCGCTGGCATTTGGCACCACCGAAGCCACATCCATCGGCTCAGATCCCGGCTCCACCACCTGGAATGCCACCTACATCAGCAAGTGGGGCATGGCGCAATCGTCCGGGAACATGTGGATTTGGGGTGATGAATTCGGCGGCGGCGCGGCAGCGGCGGGATGGACTGCCAACACGGGAGGCCGTGGCTCAACGTACCAAATGGAAAACGCCGTGGTCTTTGGGGGCCTCTGGGATGTTACGTCGTCCTCCGGTTCGCGTTGCTCGCACTGGAACAACTCCCCCACGGGCTCGAGCTACAGCGTCGGGGCTCGCGGCGTCTGTGACCACTTGATTCTTGATTGAGGTGGCGACAGCCACCGGCACCTGACCAATGACACCTGAACTGGACGCCACACAGACCTACGAGCCCATGGCCGTGGTCGAAAAGTACGAAACCGTGATTTCGTACCTGTACCCCATTGCGCAAAACCTACCGCGCAAGCATGGGGTGGTGCGCGATATGTTCATTCAATGCCTCATGGGTCAGGTGCAATTGTTTGTAGAGGCTGGGAAGTCAAGTCAGGTTTCCCGCCTTTACATCGCGGATGCAGGCATGTCGCATCTGCGGTTTTGGCTGCGGTTTTTGTCCAGCGAAAGCGTCAAGGGAATCACCCCGCACCAAGTCAAGACCGCGCAAGCGCTCTTGGCCGAAGTCGGGAAGATTCTTGGGGCGTGGATCGGCAAGCAAAAACGCAGAGGGCAGCATGGGTAATAACGCCGTGATCTTTGGGGGCAACTGGGATGAAACGTCGAACTCCGGTTCGCGTTGCTCGAACTGGAACAACTCCCCTACGAACTCGAACAACAACATCGGGGCTCGCGGCGTCTGTGAGGGCTGGAACTTAGTTGGATCGCTCCATCATCGTCAAGGCGTGATGGGCAGGCCATTTTCCATGTGGTCAGCCTTGCTGTCCTGCTTCGGCAAACACCTTTGGGGGTTCGGAAAAACGACGAGTAGCCATGGGCAACCGTGCGTGAAAGTCGTGTCCGGCTTGATGGGGGTTTGCCATGGGTAAAAAGTACAAACGCCTGATTGATCGGGTGGCGGACATCGACAACTTGCGCGATGCGCTCGCCAAAACATCCTGCGGCAAACGCATGACCTGGGGTTATCTTGAATTCAAAGAGTACGCCGAATTGAACCTTGAGCGACTACAAGCCGAAATCATTGGGGGCACATGGCGACAGGGCGGGTTTCGTGAATTCATCGTTTATGAGCCCAAGCCGCGAAGCATTCATGCGCTGGAATTCAAGGACAGGGTTGTCCAGCATGCGCTGGTCAATGTGATTGGCCCAATTTTTGAGAAAACCTTGATGCCTGGCACGTTTGCATGCCGTGAAGGCATGGGCACACACGCTGGCGTCAGGCATGTCCAGGCGGGTTTGCGGCGCACCGGAGCAACCCATTTTCTCAAAACCGACTACAGCAAGTTTTTCCCCAGCGTTGATCGTTCCGTGCTGCACGGCCTGATCCGCAAAAAGATCAGTTGTCCGCAAACCCTGAGCCTAATCGAGGCCATGTTGCCACCGCAAGGCAAAGGCCTTCCCATCGGCAGTTTGACCAGCCAGCTTTTTGCCAACGTCTATGGCGGCGAGGTTGACAGATTCATCCATTTCAAGCTGGGCGCAAAGGAATGGACGCGCTACATGGACGACATTGTTGTCCTATCCAGCAATCCATACGAGCTGCGCAACTGGTTTGATGACATCGAGCAATTCAGCAAAGATCGACTGGGACTGCGCATGAGCAAGTGGCAAATTTCGCCCGTCACGCGCGGCATCAACTTTCTCGGGTATCGCATTTGGCCCCGCCACAAGCTGATGCGCAAACAGTCCGTCACGACCGCCAAGCGAAAAATCAGGCACTACATCAAGACCGAAGACCATGACAAGCTGGGCAAGTTTCTAGCCTCATGGCGCGGCCATGCGAGTCACGCAGACACATGCAATTTGTTCAATCACCTGGAGTTCACTTATGGAATCAAATGCCATTAACACGCGCGAAGACCTTGACGCGATTGCCGACACGGAAAAACACACCCAATTCATGACGATGCTGGAAGGCAGTATTTTCCGAATTGAAAAAGACAATACCGCCAAGAAATGGGTGGTGATTGAAGACACGGGAATCATTGAGAAATTCGGCTTCACGCGCGAAGACTTCCCGAACGCCACGCCGCCAGAAATGCCAGAGTGGCGAGACGATCCCGAACCCTTCCACGCATAACAGAAACCAAACACGGGGAAATAAATGGCTGAGCCAGCAACCACATCCGCCGCCGCTGTCACCATGGTGGCCGCGACAGCTTCGGTGCCGTCATTGATCGCTTTCGGCGTCCCGCTGGGCCTTCGCCCGGATGTCTTGCTGGCCGGTTTCGCCGGTTCGCTGGTCGCCATCATCCTGCTCAACAGCGTCCCATCCACAGGCGACACCTGGCGGCACTTGATCAGCACCACCTTGCGCCGCATGGCCGTGGTGCTGGCAAGCGCCTTGACCTCTGGTTATCTGACGCCGCTGGCTTTGATGATCGGCGGAGTGCCAGATTCGCTTTTTTTGGGCGGCGCGTTTGCGGTAGGGGCTGGTGCGCAGCATGTTTTGCGCACGGCCATCGTGCGCTTTGGATCGGACAAGACCGCAGGGAGCATCTGACATGCAATCCATTCTGGAAATCCTGCATTGGGTCGCGGCCATGGTGGTGCTGGCCGAAGGTCTCAACAAGTTGGAGCGCACAGCCCCATTCAGGCCGGGGATTTGCACCCATGAGCGCATCGTGGATGGCCTCAAGGCGCTGGCCTGGTGTCTGCTGGCCCTCGGTGCGGGTGGCGCTGTCATTGCCCCGGTCTTGCCATTGCTTGGCATTGACCAGTTTGCCGCTGGAACCATGATGCGCGTGGAAAACCACACGCTGGCCGAAACAGCGGTCATGCTGGGCTTTGCCGTGCTGATCGTGCGCACCCGCATCAAAGAGGGCTGATCATGCAAATCACCGTTTTGCGTCACCCCAGCTTTGGCGGGGCCACTGTTGGCAAGCTCTACATTGACGGCGCTTTCACTTGCAATACGCTGGAAGATGAGGTGCGCGAAGTGGCGGGCCAGCCGGTGCACGAATGGAAGATCAAGGGCAACACCGCCATCCCGGCGGGCACGTACCGCATCGCCCTGCAAAACTCCCCGCGCTTCGGGGCCGACACCATGACTTTGCTCAACGTGCCCGGGTTTGAGTTCATCCGCATCCATGCGGGCAACACGGCCAACGATACCGAAGGGTGCCTGTTGCTGGGCATGCGGGCCACCGATGTGAGCCTGGTGGGCGGCACCAGTCGCCCAGCCGTCGAACTGGTTAAAGCCAAGGTCAGGGCCGCAATTGAACGGGGTGAAACCGTGACCATTGACATTCAAAACCCCACGGAGTTTGCCTGATGCCGTTTTTTGGACTGATACCGTGGCGCTCAATGGCCGTTCTGGGCGTTTTTTTGCTCGGGGTATGGCTTGGGTACAGGTGGCACGTTGGAATTGCCGCAAAGGCCGAAATTGACGCCATGGCGGCGGCTGAGCAAAGCCGCCAAGCCATTCAAACCATGGCCGACCAGCGGGCCATCGGTCACGCACAGCAAGTGCGCTCACTCAATCAACAACTTGGAGCCGCCCATGCGCGAATTGCTCAACTCGGCCAGCGTGATTGCCTTGACCCTGGCACTGTCGGCCTGCTCAACACCATCGGCACCACCGTGCCAGCCCCTCCCGGCCAATCTCAGGATTCGGCCCCAGCCACTTCCAGCTATTCAGGCCACGGGATCAATTTCAGCACCGCCCGAGACCTCGCCAGCCAAATAGCCGTCTGCCGCACGGCCCATGCGGAGCTGGCCGATCAGCTCAATGCCATCTTGGACATTGAAGAGGCAAGGCATGCACAAAAGCCCTGATCAAGACACGGGCGACTGGCGCAGGGAAAACGGCAAAAAGAGGCTCAGGCAATTGCAAGAGCGCCGGATTGGCGCGGGCCGCACCGAAGCCCGTGAACTTGCTGAGCGCTATGAGCGCGAAACAGGCCGACCCGATGACTTGGAGCCCCCGCCGCGCATCGACTGATCGCGGGCCTGCTCAAGAATTCCAGCAATGAAGGGCCATTGGCCGTATTTGTCGCCGCTTTGCTCGATGTGGGTGTACCGGCGCAAAGAAACCCAGCTCCGATGCCCCGAGACGCATGCGGCTTGAGGGATGGTCTTGCCAAGTTCAAACAGCCGTGAAATCCCGTCATGGCGCAAATCGTGGAAGCGCAGATTCTCGATGCCCAGCACTTTGCATGCTCGGGTGAAATAGGCGCTGATCGTCTTTGGGTTGAACGGAAAAATCAGCGGGCCATCGCGCGGTTGTAGTTGAATGATCGCCATGGCCTCTGGCGGAATGTCCACCCGGACATCGTTGCCGATTTTCTCGCCCGGGTGCTTCATGTCGCGCACGATGATGGTGGCCTTTTCCTCATTCAAATCGTCCCAGCGCAAAAGCGTGATTTCCTCTTGCCGCCTGGTGCTGAAAATCCCAAAGGCAATCAGGTGTTGCATTGGGTAGGCTTTTTTGCCATTTTTGATCTGGTAGAGGGCAAAGTAGTCCATGAGGCTGGAAAGCTCTTCCAGGCTGGGCCGCTTGTTGCGCTTGCTGGATCGCCCAATCACGCCAAGCCGGTCAGCCACGGCCCGTGCGTCATCCATGGCCTGCTTGTCCAGCGGGTAGCCCCATGCAGGCCGCGCAATGGCAAAAACCGATGCCAAGTGGCTGAGGTAGTTGCCAGCGGTGGAGGGGTGCCCGCCAATCGACTTAGCGAATTCCATGATTTCAGGGCTCCCAATCTCGGAGCAACGCAGTTTGCCGATGGGTGCGGCCTTGATGGTCGCCAGCACCTGTTTTTTGGTCTTGCCGTAGTCCCGCCGCGATTCCTTGATGTACTTGTCGATCACATCGGACAGGAATGGATCACCCGATCTGGCGGCATCCAATCCCCCTGGCTGGCTCAATTCGCGTTCGCGCAACTTGATCCAGGCATTGGCCGCTGGCAGTCGATCAAAGGTCTGGTGCTCGGTGTGCACCACCTTGCCGCCCGCCTTGATCCTGATCTGGGCCATGTAGGCGGTTGTGCCGTTTTGGCGCTTTCGTGCTGTAATAGTTCCCATGGTTCCGGTGCAACATTCAAAATTTGTTGCACCGAAATTTAGCACTGTTGCACCAAACAGGCAAAAACAGCATCAAATGACATTAAATAAGACAGAGAAAAACGCGCCGCAAGTGCTTGATTTTGAAGAAAAACCTTTGAAATCAACAGCATGGCGACTGAGCATTGCGCCGATGCTGGATTGGACGGACAAGCACTGTCGCTATTTCCATCGGCTGCTGACACAAAGTGCTCGCCTTTACACCGAGATGGTGACCACCGGGGCGCTGCGTCATGGCGATGCCCGCCGCCATCTGCGGCTGGACGCGAGCGAGCATCCGGTGGCGCTGCAGCTGGGGGGCAGCGAGCCCGCCGAACTGGCCTTTGCTGCCCGCCTGGGAGCGCAATGGGGCTACGATGAAATCAACCTCAACTGCGGTTGTCCCAGTGAGCGGGTGCAGCGCGGCGCGTTCGGTGCCTGTTTGATGGCCGAGCCGGCCCTGGTTGCCGACGGGGTGCGTGCCATGCGCGATGCGGTGGACTTGCCGGTGACGGTGAAGCACCGCATCGGTATCGACCGCATCGAGAGTTATGACTTCGTGCGCGACTTTGTCGGCACGGTCGCAGAGGCCGGCTGTGAAGTGTTCATCGTGCATGCCCGCAATGCCTGGCTGCAGGGGCTCAGCCCTAAGGAGAACCGTGAAGTGCCGCCCCTGCGTTACGAGCTGGGCTACCGTTTGAAACAGGATTTCCCGGGTCTGACCGTGGTGTTGAATGGTGGCATCCAGACCAACGACCAGATTGACATCCATCTGGCGCACGTCGATGGTGTGATGCTGGGCCGCGAGGCGTATTACCGCCCTTGGCTGATGACCGCCTGGGATGCGCGCTACGCAGGCCACGTTGGGCCGGCGGTCTGCCGCGATGCGGTGGAACTGGCGATGGTGGACTACATGGAGCGCGAGGCCGAAGAGGACGGCACACCCTGGTATGCGATTGCCCGGCACATGCTGGGCTTGCGGCACGGCCAGCGCGGCTCGCGTCACTGGCGGCAAGTGTGGAGCAACCACAAGCTCAAACCGCTGCCCCCACGCCAAGTCTGGGCCATGGCGCAGGAAGCATTGGCGTGCGATGCCGTGTCCGACACCAACAGAAGTTGA